GGATGCACCTGCTCCACTAAGACGACTAGCTGCAGTTGCTGGAGATACAGCAGTTAATAATGCTGCTGCGATTAATAAAGTTTTTTTCACTATGTTTAGTTAGTTTATTAAAGTATTTCAACTTGTCAACGCTTCTTCAAGTGAGCTGAACTCCTCATCAACCCCAGGAGGTTGTTTATCACTAGGCATCGTATCAGGATGCTCCTCTGGTTTATTATGATGATTTACTATCCCATAAGGATAGACGGAAGCCAAGCCTCCTTTAGAATTTTGATGTGACATTAGTTTTTAGTTGTTTTAGTGTACGAAACACCACGATAAACAAGTTTTACAGTCATTGTAAGTACCTATTTACCAAGACCCCGTTCCATGCCTTGGCTGTCATGCGTCCATGAAAGATGGATGAACGGACGTGATGTTAAGCTATTGGTGTGATCTCTTTAGCAGCCAGATCAAGTGGGAAGTTGTGTGCGTTACGCTCATGCATAACTTCCATACCTAAGTTGGCACGGTTGAGAACGTCAGCCCAAGTGGGGACGACTCTCCCATCAGCTGCAACGACTGATTGGTTAAAGTTAAAGCCGTTGAGATTAAAAGCCATAGTGGAGATTCCCATAGCGGTAAGCCATATGCAAACGACGGGCCAAGTAGCAAGGAAAAAGTGTAAGCTACGGCTATTATTAAAAGAGGCATACTGAAAGATAAGTCTCCCAAAGTACCCATGAGCCGCAACGATGTTATACGTCTCTTCTTCTTGACCGAATTTATATCCATAGTTCTGAGAAGTAAGCCCAGTTGTTTCCCTAATAAGTGAGGAAGTAACAAGACTTCCGTGCATAGCAGCGAATAAAGCTCCACCGAATACCCCAGCAACACCGAGCATATGGAACGGGTGCATAAGGATATTGTGTTCGGCTTGGAACACGAACATAAAATTGAAAGTCCCTGAAATACCAAGAGGCATACCATCAGAGAAACTCCCCTGTCCAAAAGGATAAACTAAGAATACAGCAAAGGCTGCTGATACTGGTGCAGAATAGGCCACGCATATCCACGGCCTCATTCCTAATCTATAACTAAGTTCCCATTGTCGTCCCAGATATGCTGAGATACCGACGAGAAAGTGGAACACAATGAGTTGATATGGTCCTCCGTTATACAACCATTCGTCGAGGGTTGCAGCTTCCCAGATTGGGTAGAAGTGAAGACCGATTGCGTTAGATGACGGGACAATCGCTCCCGATATGATGTTGTTTCCATAGAGTAAAGCTCCTGATACAGGTTCACGGATACCGTCAATGTCAACTGGAGGAGCAGCTATGAAAGCTATTATAAATGCAGTAGTTGCTGTTAATAGTGCAGGGATCATAAGCACCCCAAACCACCCCACGTAGAGGCGGTTGTCTGTGCTTGTAACCCAGTCACATAAACTCTCCCAGTTACTGTTGGGTTTTGTTAGTGTGGCTGTAGTCATTTAATTAGAAAGAGTATTTAACTCCTAGTTTTGTACCGTAGGTGTTGTCAGCGTCTTCCACTTGTGCGAAAGATACTTCACCATTGAGTTTAATTTTATCTGTAACTGGGAGCTTAGCACCAAGCTTGCCAGAAAAATTAGACTCTGAATCAACGCCATCAGCAGCATTAATTGTCTTACCGCCTTGGATATAGTATGCAAGATCGTTAAGTTTGTTTTCATAACCTACGTGTAGGTCTGTAGCTCTAGACTTATAATCTGAACCTGTGTACTTAGCTTTGGTTTCTACGTTGACATAAGGTCCAGCTAGTACTGGAGATGAAAATAGAGTAGCTGCGAGAGCTAGTGTAATTTTTTTCATTAGAAAATTCCAGGAATGATTTGACCAGTAGTAGCGTATGCTCCGAGAGCTGCCATGATTCCGATCATAGCCCAGCGTCCATTCTGTAGTTCTGCGTTGTCGTTCATGGTATATTCAATAGGAGGTTGTAATGCGATAACTTCTGTATCGTTCATTGTAAAATTAAAAGTGTACAAGTGGCAGGGACGATGAACTGTTCGGGCTGCCACGTATCACTAGGCATTTACACTATTAGTTTTTTTAGAAGCTTTCATTTTTGGATGTAGTTTGACTGCATCCTTTAGTTTTTGTAAGTCACCTTTAGCATCCTTAACAGCTTTGTCAAAAGCTCCGTGACTTTTCCTGAGTGGATCATAAACCAATTTTCTTTCCTCCTTTAATAATTTTTTTAGGTGGCCTTCCTTTCTTTGTACCGTAAGTACCTTTACCTTTTGGCATGGTTATACTTTAAGATTAGATCGTGCTAGTTTAGCTTGGACATCATCACGAAACGCCTCGTCTCTATCATAGCGTGGGTCATTCATATCTGAAACAACCTGTGCCATGCTTTTATAAGTATCAGCTGGTGCAGCTTTACCTGTTACCAAGTTAGAATCACGTCCAACTGCATCTTCGTATTGTCCAAACAGTGCTTTCACTGCAAATGTAACAGCAGCTTTATTACCTGTCTCAACTACTTCATCAAAGTTTTTAGCATCAGCATCTGATATGTTATCACTAGCCCATGCCATTAACTGTTCATAACCTTGTTTACCACCAGCTATAGAATGTACTTCTGCTACCTCTGCGTCTGATAAGACAGGAGCTTCAGCTTCTTGAGCTGCCATACCATAAGATTCACGTACACCTTTAAGATATGAATCAACCATATCTTGATTAAAACCAGCTTTCTGTAAATCACCATACATTTCATCAGATAATTGACCATCATTCTCCATGAAATATTCATTCATTTTGAATGGATCAATATTATTATCTTTAAATTGTTTACTGATTTGATCTCCATAAACTTGATTAGCAGTTTCATAATTGACACTACCATCTTCTGAATAGAAATCTTCTGCTGATATACCTGTACTTTCTTCAGTAGTTTCAGTTTCTTTATCTAGTTTTCCTAAACCAGATTCCTCACCTTGTTTCTTTTGTAATTCAAGGTAAGCTTTTTCTAAATCTTTTGGTGATTTATATTTTCCAGCAAGCAATCCTTCTTGCTCTGCTATCATCTGTTCACCAACTTGCAGAGAGTCTTGCTCGTCTGCAGTCAGTGAACCTTCAGTTGATACTGTATCAGTAGCAGCATCATATGTAATTGTTTCGCCCATAGTTATTGAGGTTGTGGTGTTGCGGCTTCTTCTGGAGGGATACCTACCATAGCTTCCATAGCTTGTGTTGCTTCAGGATTTTTAGAAGGGTCCATCATTGGAGAACTAGCAAATTGACCAGCTTGATCTAATAAGGTTTGTTGTTGCTGCATTGAAGCTGCTTGCTCTTGCTCTTGTTGTAGCTCTTGCATAGTCTTAACTAGGTTAAGTATGTCAATACCTTGAGCTGCAGCCAATCGTTTAATAGCCTCATCAGGTTTAATATACTGAGCCAAAGCTTGTGGCCCCATTGTTTGTGCAATAGTTGTGACAAATTGTACAAGTGCATCTCTATCTTGACCTCTACCTAAAGCATTAATACCTGCTACAATAGTAGGCTTCATTAAAGTTTTAGGGATAGAAGGTATCTGTTTAGATTTAGTAAGAGTATGCATTTTTCTGTTTAAATATGGTACTAAAAATTCAGTTGTAAGTAAACTAAATAGTCCACCCAACTGTTGTTCTAATTCCATTTGAGTCATACGAACTTCTTCTGCAGTAGTTCTTTCTGACTGTCTCACATTGAGAATGAGGAAAGCTTCTGATAATCTTTTTTCTAAAACATTAGCTAACTGAAATGCAGTTTGGAAGTCAGCAGTTTTACCTACCTGAACTACACCTACATCATCTGGTCTACCTTGTATGATAGCACCGTTACCAGCTTGTGCTAATGACTGTGGTTTAGTCACACTAGAAGGTGAGACTGTAAAAATAACTTTAGCTGCAGCTGCACTACCCTCAACGAGAGCTTGCATTAATGCTTCTAAAGATTTGAGATCACCAAGAAATTCTTCAACTCTTGAACGTCCATAGTCTTCACCATCTACAGTAACAAAACGTAGTGGTAGCCAAGGACTTTTATCTTTAGGTGCTTTACCTTCACTTCCAGGAATTAATATATCATGTACTTCTTGGTACCAGATCCATCCTTTTGGTGTTAGTTTAATACAAGTGTAAACATTAACATCCTTTTCATGGTCACTATCGTTTTTGTTAGGGTCATTAACTAATTCTTTAACCATCCCTAACTGATCTCTGTTAACCTTTTCTCTTGTAATAATTTTAATTACGTTACCGTTACCATCTCTATCAACTACATAACGATTAAGAGGATACACTTTCATACCATCTTTACCCATGTATAATAAAGAATTACCTGTTACTACAAGATGTTTAATAGCTGAAAAGATTTGAACACGATCACTTGAAGCTGCAATGCTTTCCATAATCTGACGTTCAATCTTTGCAAAGCTAAGGTCCATCTCGCTCTTTGCTTCTGGTGGTATCTCTACTCCTAATTTAGAATCATCTAATTGTAGTTTAAAGAAACTTGTAGAAGGAGGGAGTAATCCTAACATGAGTTTAGAACTCAAGGTAACTACACCCTTAGCCCCAACTGATTGCCACGGTGTTTTAAACTGTGTGTAATGAGCTGGGTTCTCATCCCTCATAAGTAATGTGGGAATAGTTAATTCCGCACAATCGTAAGCAATATTAAGAAACTGGTCACGGTTAGTACATAATTTATTATACTCGTTCCGTGCGTGTGCCATTATTGTTGCTTAGTAGGAGTAGGGGTAGGTGGTGTAGCACCTGTGTTAACACCTTGAGGTGTGTTGATACCTTGAAGACCACCTTGAGCTGGCTTCTTAGTTTGTAACTGTGTTGTACCTGCTGAAGTTTTTTTCTTATTTAATTTCTTAGCAGTTATCTTAGCTTTCTTCTTAGTACCTTCAGTCTCTTGTGGCTTAGGTGTAGGTGTCTCAGGTAATGGTGTAGGTGCTGTTTGTATTTGTTGTGGAGCTGGTGGTGCTGCAGGTGGAGCTGGTGTAGGTGGGGGTGGGGGTGGAGATGAAGCTCTACCACCGCCAAATAAACCACTAATAATTGAACCGCACATAATATTAATCGGATAGTTGTTGTTTAAGTAATCTAATAATAGATAGTTGACCAGCTCTATAAGATATCTGTTTCTCAGAAAGGTTGTGGTCAGGGAATACGTCAGGGAATCGTTCCTCAAGGTCAGCAATAACCTTTTCGATCCGTCCCCATTCAAGCGTATTTTGGGAGGTTTGTATTTGCATGTTCAAAAAAAGCTGGCATTCTAGCTGCCTTGGTGTCAGAAAGTTCTGGTGCTTTACCTTCATACATTAGGCGATCACTAGAATCGGCCCAAAATTTTCTGTCTAAATATCTGTCGATTCCATTACCTTTTAAAGGTTGAAGAATCCAGTTAATCGTGGCCTTCCTAAGTTTGTCCAAAGAAGGAGAAGCAGATAGACCCAACTCAGTACATACAAGGCTATTCGTTCCGACATGGATCTGCTCGTCCCTGGAGATGTCGGCAGATACTGTACGAAGAGCAGCATCCCCATTAAACCTAAAGAAAGGGAGTAGAAC